TCCGCTTGGTCCATTAGCAGATGGTCATGTCATTAGGACAAATGATATCCAAGGTCATAGCCCACCCCACCAAGTCATTCTCAAATCTCTCAGTGAAAGGCTCACAGCTCGGGATGTTCTCCACATGGAAGTTGAGGTCATGCAGTGCACCATGCAGGAGCATTTGATACGCTCGGTTGAGTATCTGTAAGGTGCTGTTCAATGCATCATTGGTGTTATCCTTGGTCTCCCACTTAGTGTCATCCTCCACCTTTACCTTATCCACAATGTCCATGCAGAAGATGGTAAGGGTAAACCGTTGGATGTTAGACTCAAATTGTGCCTGGGTTACCATAGTGTGGACCAATGGGAAGATGGTCTGCTTGGCAATATCCACATCAAAGATATCTCCGTTGGTTACGGTGTTAACTAAGTCATCAGCATCAAAGTGATCCTTCAGTGCTTTTACAAGTGTATAGTATCCTGTCATCGTTGTTTATTTATTCGTTGTATTTCTCTTTGCTCAATTTCCGTTTTTTGCTTTTCAAAGGTAAGATAGGTGAGACATTTATGTAGTTGATAGCCGGTAACTTCATCATATCGGGATAGATCTCCCTTAGCCACTGCATAGATTGAAGAATACCATCCCCACTGCTTGTTGAACTGCCCCCTCTCCGAGAAGTCCTCTTTGTCCCTATCTTCCTCACCTCCATCTCCAAAAAGGACAGGGTACTGTCTAACAATACGCTCCCTAAATCGTAAAAAAAAACCCTGCTTGAAATAGCAATCTCCATCGGCATATACTTCATCAGCTCATGGTAGTCCTCACTGGCTGTGTATGGAGCTATCTCATACTTGTCCTTCCGAGTGTTGACTATCGGCCTGTACATCACAGCCATTGCTTTGTGGTACTCATCCCAATTATTCAGGTGGTGCTCAAGGTCAATGTACTCACCCCATGATATCTCTTCCAGGTTAGGGATGAACCCAAACTCCATATCTTTGAGCTTAAACCTGTGGTAGAACTTGGCAGGCTCATTAAATATCTTGTTGAAGTGATCAATCAGCTCGTTGAGGTCAGTGAGCTTAATCTTGGCTACCTCCTTGAGGTCAAGACCACAGAATATCTCAATCATCTTTTGAGCAATGAACTCCTCGTCCGTTGACTCTGCCTGCATCTTGAGAAATCGTTGGTAATTCTTCAACGGTATCTCACCCATGTTACTTGGAATGGTTATCTGTACTTTCATTCTTAATGTAATTGTAACAGGCAACAAGCATCTCAAGGTGAACAGCAAACCTCTGTATGTTGTTGAACTCTATCTGCACCCTCCTGCCTTTCTTCTCAAGGATGTAAGCCTCCACCACTTTTATCATCTCATACATATCAACGGTAGCCATACCTTAATAACTCATAGTAAGCATATTTGTTTACCCTGTTGTTAATCTATTGTTTTTCAGTTGTTTATATTACCTTATTTAACGCTTTACTTTAAGTCTTTTTTATATTATATAGTATTTTCCTTTGTTTGGGTTTTCGAGCTGGTAAGAAATAGCATACCTAATAGCATCAATAGCATGGTTATACTTGTCGATGGGGGTCTTGCTCTTCTGTGATAACCAACAATAATTGTTGAGCTCTTTAACCAGGTCAACACTCCCCTCATCCACCACCATGTCATAGTCCTGCAGTAGGGCTATACCATAGCTCACTGAGTCCGGTCCTTTGATGGCAGGCACCACGTTGCACCCCATTGCATTGAGCTCGGTGATGAGACGAGGCTCTGCACTATCAGCCACAATCAGTGAGCTCCCTGCCTTACTCTTGTTGATGTCGGATATCATGGATGTTGTGAGACCTTTCTCATAGAGGTGCAGCCTTACATAGATCGTCTTGGTGCTTGTATCGATGGATGTCTCAACCAATGTGGTAGGATCCTGGCTGAACCCGTAGTCCTGTCCATACACCGATGGACTTACCTCCGTGAACTTACCGATGGACCAATTAGAGAAGATAACACCCTCCGCTTTATCAAGCCATCCACCAAGGATGCTGTGGTTGTACTTCTCTGGTCTCCTCTCTCTCATCAGCTCTATCTCATCAAGGAAGGACTGTGGCAGGTTGGTGATGTTATCGAGGTAGGTGGTATGGATGTAGCAGGTATCTCCATGCTCGTTATTGGTACCGGGGCTGATACCTTTGTCCTCAAAGAATTTACCGTATATCCAATGCTCCTTAGTGGCAGGGTTGAGTATCAGTACCACCCTGTTCTGCTGCTTGGGTGAACGGATGGACAGGTTTATCTTATCAAAGGTATTCTCATCGGTGAGCTCCTCAGCCTCGTCCACTATCCAGGTGGTTATGCCTTGCAGTGATTTAAGGTTAGCTGTTTGGTCTCCACTGGAGGTACGGATACCCCTGAAGATTATTTCACTGCCTGTGGTCTTGTTGAGTATCTCGGACTTGGTTATCTCGAAATGCTCTTCCAATCCCATGAGCTCTATCTTCTCTTTGAACTCAGGGATGATAGAGATATGTGCAGAGGTCATGGTCTGCCGAGTGAATAGTATCTTATGGCCATGCTCAAATGACAGCAGGCACACCCATGCAGCTACGCTAAATGACTTGGAGCTGCCTCTACCTCCTGTAATTACAAAGTACCTACAATCGGATGAATACAGGGGCTTGTACTTCTCACTCGCTTTGATCATTGAACTCAATTACATCACGGATGCTAAAGCTATTGATATCTACCTTGGTCTCCTGCTCCACTCTCTGCACCGGCATACCTAATCGGTAGTTAAGCCACAGCTTGATGGCAGCAGTATCACCCTCAAGTACCTTTTGGTAGAGTGCAGTCAGTACCTGGTCACATGGTGCCACAAGGTCCATCTTCTCAGCAAGCGCTATCTCAGCGGCCTTGGGTTTTCTCCCTGCACCTGGTCTCCTGCCTCCGTTCTGTTTTAGTACCTCATCCATGTTAATAAAATGTGATTATTCAGTAGGCACGGTATACGCTTGATATACTGTTCTCAGTTGGTTCACCATGGATATCACACAGCTACCACAGGTGGAGTACTGCAGTTTCTGTGAGAACACTCTGTTGTTTATCTTGAGCAGCTGATACTGTTGTGATATCTTCACTGAGCCTTTTTGGTTAGTAAAGAAATCATCGAGGTATGCATACTCCTCGGGTGTCAATGTTTGCACAGGTCTCTTAAATATCCCGTTGATTTTCTGTTGTATGTTAGCACTCCACTCATTGAGCTTCTCTTTACGCTCATCGCATCCACAATCTTCACCTGCCATGTGCTTGACAAGTGACTTGATACCGGTAACTGTTGTAACCTTCTCGACTGCTGTACCTAACTCCCAGGTAACTGGAGCCTTTGTTCTTCTCTTACTCATTCTCTTTGTAGTTATACCATTGGTCCTGCACTGCCTCTTTGAGTCTCAGCTTGCAGGACTTTAGGGTGTTAAATATAGACTTGCTTGATATCTTTGTTTTATCTGCTATCTTCCTGATAGATAACTGTTGATCTCTGTGGATATCCCACACTCGTTGGTCATACCAATGCCACTTAGCTACCTCACCATCAATGGACTCCTCGAGCTCTTTGTATGCATCGAGGAGGGTAGGGCTATCTGCTGCCAATCCAAAGGCATTATCAATAGAAACGAATTGAGGCTTGTAATTCCTATTGATGATTAGATAGGTATTTCTAAGTACGTAATACATATAGGCTCTATTGATATCTCCATTGACTATGCACTGCTCCTCCCTGGAGTAATTCATGAGCCTGATGTAGACCTCTTGAACCACATCCTCGGCATAGAACTGCTCCCCAAAGGTATTGACTACCCTCACCCATTCTCCGTGATGCTTAGCTATTTGGTTTATCCATTCCATTTGTAACCATAGACGCATTTTGACCGTAGATGGTTTTCAAATATAAGGATATAAATTTATCCTGTATCTCAAGGGCTACGTTCTCTCCTGCAATGAACCTCCTCACGGTATGGTATGGAGCTTTCATGTCAAGTGCCAGGTGAACTAACCGGTATCTGTCATTGAGCATACTGTTAGCCTGTTTGACA